TTACCACGAGATATCAGTGTGTCAAGGGATATGGTTCTTGGGTTACTACTGAAAACAATGTGAAGGTCAATGTTGGTGGGTCTTTTACTTGGAAGAATCTCTATGTCTACGTTTCCGCTAATTCCCGCACCAATAACACGACTTGGAAGTCGAGAAAGAATGGTGCTGATGGAAACATGACTCTCACCTTCGGCAGTGGTGAAACCGGAGTAAAAGAGGATACATCAAATACAGATTCATTGTCGGATGGAGATGATATAGATCTTTCCGTTACTACTGATACTGGCACCAATGCACTCACTGCACAAGTAGTCTCTACTCTGCTTATTAGCACATCCGGTGCATGGCTTGTGTGTGGTAGTGCAGTGGGATTGGCCCAAGCGTTTGGCACTACGGCTTATAACGGCCTTATGACTCACTGCGGCACCGCCGCCACCTCCGAGAGCGATGTGAGGATGCTTCCAAGGTTTGATTATTCGTTGAAGAACCTTGGAGCTTATGTGAGTGCCAACACGGTTAACGGCACATCCACTCTCACGTTTAGAGATAATCAGTCCGATAGTGCCTTGGCAGTTTCATGGGGTTCTAGCGAGTCGGGATGGAAGTCTGATACGGACTCAGTGGGAATAACGGGTGGAACCGACTATGTAAACTACAAACTCGCAACTGGTGGAACTTCTGGGATATTGACGCTTTATGGGGTATCCATGCTCGGCTATATTGTTTCGAGCATTACAGGATCTGCCTCCATCACCCTAGATGCCAGTACGCTAAGTTCTGCTGGCACGGTTAAGATAGCGGGGGCATTCTCCCAAGCACTTGCTGATATCGCCCTGTCCTCCACTAGCGGGAAGGTGTTGGTGCAGGGGGTGCTGTCCAGCCTCTTGGCAGACATCCTGCTTGAATCTGCCGCCAGTCAGCTTTCCCCAATATCTGGAGTTTTGAGTGTCACGCTGGGGGATGCGGTACTAGCCTCTGCTGGTGCAGTGGCCCTCAAGGGAACGTCCAGCCTGCTCCTAGATCCATTCGGGCAATCGTTTGCTGGTAAGGTACTCGTCAAGGGTAATAGCGGCATCACCTTAGCCGATCTCACACCGTCCTCCGCTGGAAAGGTGCTGGTATCGGGACTTGGCCCCATTCAGCTTGGAGATCTGATTCTTGCGGGAGGGGCCGCAGGCAAGGTGCTTGTCTCTGGAAATGCTGCAGTTGCTCTGCAGGATCTCCTGACCAGCACTGCCGGGAAGGTCTTGGTAGCTGGTGCTGCAAGCATACCACTCGCTGACCTGCTCATGTTGGCCTCCGGTGGTGCCCCGCCGGACATAGACGAAATCATTCTCCTGCTCAATGGCAGGATCTGCAAGAAGATCACCGACACTATCTACATCATGCTCTAGGAGACCCATGAAGGAACATACCACCATAACCATCTGCAAGAAGTGGAGCAGGCCTGAAATTATGATGACGGTCAATGACGAGTTGATCGAGATCAAGATGAGGCTTGTGGACTTCACTGACGTTCTCAGGCGAGAGATAGGCAAGGTGACATGGGTGTTCACTGAGAAAGAGTTTGCGAAGAGATTTGAGGCGGCAGTCGAAGCCGCCATCAAGGCCATGAAAGACGAAACAAGGAAGGTGGTTTGAAATGAAGAAAGTGCTCCTGTCGATCATCTGTGTTCTCATCCTCTGTTCATCTGTGTTCGCTGCGATGAGTGCTCCCTTCTCCCTGCCAAGGGACAAGAACAGGAATCCTGTATGCGGGTGGGCCATTTCCAACGATGTGTTGCTCAATGCCGTGACATCCACCGGAGCAGGCTCCACCTTCGATCTCGCCGGAGTGGCCAACTCCTACGCATGGATGGTCACATGGGGGGGCACCACCCCAACCAATACGGTGGTGAGAATAGAGGGGAGCTTCAATGGAACCAACTGGTTCACTATCGACTCTCAGACCGTAACTTCCACCAACTCAGTGTACGCGAAGCAGAACCTCCCGGCCCTCTACATCCGGGGTTACTTCGTCAGTAAGTCCGGAGGCGATGGCACTACATCTGTAACCCTCCGATGCCTATCGATAGGCTGGTGAGATGCACTACGGATATAGATGCCCAAAGTGTGGTTGGGCTTGTCTTTCTGATTCCAAGCATGAGGTGGGGATGGCCAAGAAACTCCATCGAGCTTCTGGGTGCGCTGTCACCTTCGATCTGGAATCCATGTCTGCCCGGAGAAGCCTACCCTCCCTCGTCATCGACGACAATCTAAGGAGAAGCTTACTGGATGACCACGACAACGGAAATCGAAATACGGCTCAAGAAGCTCCAAGCCAAGAGGCTGGAGCTAGAGTCGGCAATGCAGAGGTACAAGGATGAGCACAGAATCGAGTTCTGGAAGCCTTGGCCCCACCAAAGGAGGACTCTGGAACTCCTTGACCAAGGCAAAAAAGTCGTCCTCCTCCAAGGTGGAAATCGAATTGGGAAAACAGTTCTCGGTGCCTGTCTCGTCGTTTCCGAGTGCCTTGGAAAACGGGCGTGGGCCGAAGGAGGAGCCACCCTCTTTAGTGGAAGACCCATCAGGGTCAGGATCATTGCTTCTGATTGGGAACACCACGCTCAAGAAGTTCTTGTCCCGAAGCTGAAGGAGTGGGCACCAGTCGGCTCCTACGTCACGGAGAAGAATAACGTAGGGGTCGAGTACAAGTGGACGTTCCCCTCGACTGGTAGCACCATTGAGTTTATGACCCACGGCATGGAGACAAAGCTCCATGAGTCGTGGTCGGGCCACATAGTGTGGTTTGATGAACCAGCCCCCAAAGATAAGTGGATTGCCAACCGCAGGGGACTGTTGGATTTCTCCGGTATAGCACTCTGGACTCTCACCGCAGTAAGCGAGCCTTGGATTCTGGATGAGATTGCCCTATCTCCCGATCCTCAATTCGGGGCAGTCACCGAAATCCCCATGAGGGCGAACCCTCTTCTGAGGGAAGAGGACATCTCATCCTACGAATCCAACATCCCCAAGGAGCATCGCGTAGCGAGAGTTGAGGGCGGTTGGTTGAACTTGGTTGGGAGGGTGCTCCCTGAGTTCGACAAGTCAGTGCATCTCATCTTTCCCTTCGATGTGCCAACTGATTGGCCAGTCACCGCCATGATCGACTTCCATCTGGCTAAACCGCAGGCCATAAGCTACTGGGCCGTAGATCAGCGGGGCTTCAAGTACACGATAGGTGAGACATGGAAGAACCTCTCTCCGTCAGAAGTTGCAGACGATATCATTAGGAAGAAGAGGAGAGGATGGAGGGTGATGAAGGCTTACATCGATCCCCTGTCCAAGGGTGACACGGCCTATGCCAAGAAACTGGGAGTGATGGTGGATGACGCATTCACCACAATCCAGAGGAAGTTGATCGCGGAGGGCATCATATTGGAGGTGGCCACAAAGGATAAGGTGAGTGGGGTGAACAACCTGCAGTCTTGGTTGAGAGGCCCCAACCGAATGCCGATCTGGTACATCTTCAATGACTGCGAGAGGCACATCTTCGAGATTATGCGCTGGGTGTATGACACCGACGCTAAGGGGCAGCCCACAAATGAACCAAGGAAGGAGAACGACGACATGATGGAGAACGCATATAGGTTCACGCTCACCAACCCGATCTATCTCCCTCTTGTCGATCTCAGTGCCCCTATCCAGACCATGAGGAAGGCACTCGCGTAGGGGGTAACAGATGGGGAAACGGGAAGATAGGCTCAAGGAGACTGCCCTCAATTTCATCAGGGGCAACTTCTCTGACATGGAGAAGCTCTCCTATGATCGTGTGTGGGTCAAGCGGCAGTATTACTGTGAGCCATACGGAGACGAGATCGAGGGCAGGTCACAGATTGTGATGTCTGACATCTCCAATACCATCGAGTGGATTCTCCCATCTCTGATGAAGATCTTCGCTGGCGGCGAGAATGTGGCAGAGCTTCGGCCTGTGGCGAAGGAAGATGACTGGAAGGCCAAGATCGTACAGGAGAAGGTGAACTTCGACTTCCTCAAGCAGAACGATGGGTACAAGATCATGTACCAGTGGTTCAAGGATGCCCTGATGTACAAGTTCGGAGTGGTGAAGTGGTACTGGCTCAAGAAGGACAAGAAGGTGAAGAGGCAGTACAACGACCTCTCTATCATGGAGCTTCAGGAGATACAGGATAATGCCAACTTCAAGATCGTGAAGGTGACGAAGAAAAAGGACGGCAGGGTCGTGAAGTATGACGTGACCGCAGTCGAGCGCATCTATGTCAGCAAGCCGATTGTGGAGAATGTGCCCCTTGAGGAGTTTATCTTCGACATCTCCGACACCAAGCTCACCCAGTGTGTCCATCGCAAGAGAGTGCATATTCGAGAGATCCTCAAGTACGGACTCTCCGAGGAGGAGGCCCGTCGCCTGCAGCAGGTGGTGGCAGAGAGTTTCGAGAAGGATGAACGCCTCAAGGATCTCTCGTCCTGCGGAGCATATCAGTGGATCAGTCAGGGCGATTCTGAGTTCGTCTGGATCGATGAATGTTTCGTGAATGACTATGACAAGGACGGAGACCAAGTGCCCATGAAAGTGGTCATGCTGGGCAACGCAGTCCTTGACGTGCAGGACAATAGCTATGAGAGGCCGCCCTTTAGCGTCCTCACCCCCATCCTTATTCAGCATAGAATGGTGGGCAGGAGCATAGCAGAATTGGTGGCTAACATTCAGAAGCTTCGGACGGCACTGGCCCGGAACATTCTGGACAACATCTATTTCCAGAACAGTCACCAGAAGATCGTGAACCCGTTCCGGATCAACACCAATGATCTGGCCAATGGGAACACCCCCGATGCTATCGTGAGGATGATCGTGGATGCCCCTCCGGGCGAGGCTATTTACCCCATGCCCATCCAGCCGCTTGGCCCGCAGGTGTTCAAGTTCTGGGAGATGAGCGAGGAGATCCGGGAGAACGCGACTGGCATTACTCGCTACAACCAAGGGCTAGACGCGAGGAGCCTCAACCGCACCGCCACAGGCATCAGTGCCATCATGTCGGCCTCCCAGCAGAGGGTGGAGATGGTGGCCCGCACCTTCGCAGAGACCGGAGTGAAAGATCTCTTCCAAGCACTTGTGGATATGAACGTGAAATACTTTGATAGGACTGAGTTCATCCGGGTGAACGAGCAGTGGATGGAGATCGATCCTTCGAGCATCTCCGGTGACTACGATGTGTTCATCGATGTGGGCATTGGCACTGGCACCAACGATGTGAAGGTGAATCAGCTTACCCAGATCATGGGCATGGTTGGCAACATCGTGAAGCTTGTAGGCCCCCAAGGATCAATGGAGCTTTTCGATCTGGAGAACGCCCGCAACTTCATCAAAGAAGTGATGAGCCTCTTCGGCTACAAGAATACCAGCAAGTTTGTGAAGGAAGGAGGGATGAGTGGAACCGGACAAATTGGAAGTCCTACTTCAGGAATGCAAGGTAGCGGAGGAGGCCCAGGCGTTGCTATCCCACCCGCTAATCAAGCGTTACCTGCAGGAAATGCACCAGTGGGCATGGGACTCCTTCCGGGCAACGCACCCGGATGATACCAAACAGAGAGACCACATTCACATGTTCGTGCGTCATCTGGTGGCCTTCGAGTCTAATCTCAAGATGTATATCACGAATGGCGAAGCTGCCCGTAGGCAGTTAACGCATATCTTTACCGGAGAGCTTGACGAGGTCAAGCCCTTCAACATCTAGGGGAACAATCCTACGAGGACTCCCCGCACAAGGAGGCAATATGCCAGACTTTGAAGATCTCGACAAAGAACCCACACTCGACGAAGAGGAAGAGGTGGACAATTCCGAGTCGGGCGAAGAAGAGGCTTCCGATCAGACCCCCGATGAGGGGACAACTGAGGAGGAAGAGGGAACTGAGGGAGACGATTTCTCCGAGTTCGACAACATCGACCCCAAGAAGCTACCCGCTGAGTTGCAGGGCATCTATAAGAGGATGCAGGCCGGACTCACGAAGAAGTTTCAGGAGATGTCGGAGAGGGAGAAACTCCTCCTGCAGACCGTCAAGAAACCAGAGGAACCACCGAAGAAGAAGACCATCTACGAGCTTTTCGACGAGAAACCCGTCGATACCCTGCGCGACATCAACGCGCACATCAAGAAGCTCAAGACCGACGAGGATACCGATCCTGCCGAGATCGAGAAATGGCAGGAACTGAAGGAGGAGCTTCTCGCCAAACAGTTGGAGAGAGGAAAGGAGAAGGACAATGTACAGGCCATTTTCCATCAGGCCAACATCATCCTCTCCCAGAGAATCCCCAACTTCCAGCAGAAGATGCCCCACCTGTTCAACTTCGCGGTTAAGGAGCTTGACCTGACCCCGGAAGAGGTGAATTACATCACCAGCCCCGTAGCACATGGTCAGGTCGGACTCAAAATCACGCTTGCCGTCAACAAGCTGTATGATCGGCTTCGGGCGAGCAAGACAGTGAAAGGGAAGGAGAATCGCACTCCAACCCCAGTTGAGTCGGCGGGGAAGGGTGATCGTCAGGGTGGCTCGAAGGGACTGCTTTCGGAGGAAGCTCTGAAGAAGAAGGCCCTTGCCAGCGGCAGCGTGGACGACTTTGCTGCGCTCATAGCTGCGCGTAGGAGGGCCGCAACCCGATAAAGGAGAACAACAATGCCATTCGATGGCCCGACCAACACATACAAAACCTACGAGGCCGTAGGTCGGAGGGAGGATCTGAGTGATCTCGTCACGAACATCTCCCCCGTGGACACTCTCTTCTATAGCTCCATCGGCAGCACCGAAGTAACCCAGACCAAGCACGAATGGGTTACCGATAGCCTCGGCAATGCGGGGAGCAATGCCAAGATGGAAGGTGGCGCGAGGACTGCCCTGCAGATCACGGCGGTTACCCGTCTCTACAACATGTGCCAGATCCAGTCGAAGACCTTCGCACTGTCTGACACCAACCCCAAGGTCTCTGCAGCGGGTGGAGTTACCAAGGAGGACTACCACACCGCAAAGTTCCTGAAGGAGCTTGCCAAGGACATCGAGTACGCCTTTCTGCAGGAAGTTCGTGCAGATGGCGATGCCGACACGGCGAGGAAAATGCGTGGTGCCCTGAACTGGACTACCACGAACCTCGACAAGGCCTCCGACGCAACGCTCAACGCTGACGGCACGGTTACGGGCGGCACGGCCCGCGCACTGACGGAGGAAATCTTCGCAGGCGTGTGTCAGAACGTCTGGGCCGCCGGCGGCGCACCCACCGTGGTCTACTGCGGTGGCTTCCAGAAGAGGCAGTTCTCGTCCTTCGCAGGGGCGGGCAACTACCGCACCAATGTCACCGACAAGGAACTGAAGACCGCCATCGACGTGTATGTGGGGGACTTCGGAACCTACACCATCAAGCCCCACAGGGGCATGCCAACCAGTGCGGTGTTCATTTGTGACACCGATTACTGGAAGAAGGCTACCCTGCGCGGAACCACCAAGAGGGAGCTTGCCAAGACCGGCGATGCCCGCATCTGGGACATCACCGTTGAGCACACCCTCGAAGCCCGGACGGAGTTGGCATCTGGCCGTATCACGAGCCTGACGACTTCGTAGTAACAACCAACCATTTGGGGGAGCTTCGGCTCCCCCCTCTCTCAAGGAGACAAACCAATGCCTGATACCTTCAAAGTCAAAAAGGGGTGCGGCCTCTTTAAGAGGGCACTCCTTACGTTTGCCCTTTCGCACGGATCTCTTGCGATTGGCACTACCGCGACGAAGGTGAAGACGGTCACCACGACCATCAACTACCTGATCAATGGTCAGTTCTACTCTAAGGCCCCCACGGATGATCTGTGGACGCTTACCGGGTTCAACTGCGCCAATGGCAAGTTCTGTCGCGCCATCCTGCTTCTGGATAGTAGTGGAAACGCCTCCATTGCTGTCAGCAATCAGGCGGCCACTATTGAGGGCTGCAGTAATCCCCCGATCCCCGACAACAAGTGCGTTGTGGGCACGGTCACCGTCAATCCCACTGGCACCGGGAACTTCACGGGAGGCACCACGGCACTCAACGATGGAACCGTCGTTCCGAATGCTGTCTACACCAACGCAACGGTTGTGATCGCAAAGGAGTGGAAGACCTAACCCATGACTGAACCTGCGCTCATTAGCATTGAGCCTGTGGGATCAGATTCCCTGATGTTCTTGCACGGTCAGGAGACGGAGCCTATTCTCCGGTCAAATAAGGAGGATAGGCTCCTCACTGACGAAGCATGGGGCCACGGGCAGTCCATGAAGCACGTCGGAAGAATCCCCTTCGTAGTGTGGCTTCAGCTTGAGAAGATGGGGATAGCACAGGATGGCAAGCTGCTCAGGAAGTGGCTCAACGCCAACCCTGAGTACAAAGTCACTACCAAACATTTGTAAGGAGGAAGCATGAGTCTCAGTCAACAGTTGGCCAACCTCGTGAAGGTGAGGGTTACCAAGAAAAACCCAGACACTCGAACCTCCCTATACGGGGAACCGCTTCAGAAGGATGCTGACGGAACGGAGTTTTTCATTGTCCCGTCCCATCTTGCCGAATACACCAAGAAGGTGCATACGGGATATGAAGTCGGGGAGGAGTTCATCCCGGACGATGGATCGGAGAAAGATCTCCTGCAAGAGGCTGCAGCGGAGGCCGTGGCCAAGCTCAAAAAGAAGGGGTAAGGCATGGACTACACCGTCCTCATCAACACCGTACTTGACTACCTTGAAAGGGATGATTTGCTATCGCAGGTCGGGACGTTCATCAATCTTGGGCAGTTGAAGCTTGAAAGAGGCTTTAACTGGAATTGCATGCTCAAGACTTTCGATGAATTGACGACTGCCACTGACCCTTATGTGGTTCTACCCACCGATTTCAAGGCCGTGAACGCCCTGTTCGTGTCAGGTGGTGGTTTGGGGTCTGGTGAAATATGGGGGCTTGAAAATGCCCCCCTGTCTTATTCAGTCGAATGGGCAAGCGGAGTTGCAAACAACACCCCCAGATTCTATGTGGTGCATAATGAACTGAGCATGCTCAGGCTTGTGCCCACGCCGGATACTGCCTATAGCATCACTGGCAATATCTTTAGGTATAGTGCTCCGCTGTCTGTTACCAATACCACCAACTGGTGGAGCACACAGGCCTACGATTGCCTCATCTATGCGGCCCTCGTCGAGGCCGCACCATTCTTGGAAAACGATGCCAAGATGGCAGTGTGGAAGAGCATGCTCAATGAAAGTGCGACACAACTCCAGAGAGCCGAAATGGCACAGAAGACGGATGAGCGTCCGATTCGCCTCAAGGCTGCGTATGTGGTGTAACCATGGCGACAACGATTAATGACCTCAATCCGGATTGGCCCCCGGAGATGTGCCTTCCGGGTGTGCTGAATAACACCATCAGAAATACCAAGGAGGCCATTAAGACCACCATCGGTGCCTCCCACAACATCACCACTGGGGCGCAAGTGGTTGGTGTCGTGGACTCCAATACTGGTGAGCCTGCGGGAGAAGACTACTATAATGCTTCGCAGGATCTGGTAATTCACCAGAGGCGCGATCCCACTGACACGTCTAAGGAGGCTACCTATAGGCAGATTGCCATTGTAGATCCCGCAGCTAATGTGATGAAACCATTGTACATAGGATCTGACAATGGTACTGATCTATCGCAGGCCTCTCTCGACCTTGAGCATAACGGGAGAAATGTAGATGGTGACGATTTCGCATTTCGTTATAAGAATGAGGGCCTGTGGATTGTGAATGATGGGTACAACCACATCTCGTGGAAGGTGGGCAGGAGGTATCAGGATCTCCTGTCTCAGGCTGATGCAACGAGTTCAGCGGCAGGTTCTTCTCGTTGGCGCAGGAAGAAGTTCCACCACAATCATCGGTTTCATGTGATTGCAGCCAACTCTTCTAGCATAGATGGAATGATGGCAGTGCGCCTATATGCCTTCAAAGATGCCCAAACCTCCACCGAGCATTCCATGAGCGTTATTCCTGAAGCCGTTATGGCCATAGTATGGCTCAATGACTCTCCTGTTTTGGGCGGCCAGATAGTGCCTAATTACTGGACTGGGCCTGACCTTGCTGCTGGCAACATACTGAGAGGGACTATGGAGATGTGGTTCACTCAGTCCGGGAAGACGGTGCTCACTATGTCTGCGGGAATATACAACATCAGCGGGGCCATTGGGGTAAACATACCCCTGTTCACATGGATATTCCCCAAATACGCCTCAGATCAACTCACCTACGTTTACAGACTTTATGTGGGAGTGATGAGAAAGGACATGAGTGGGTACTTGACGAGCACCACTAGGTTGTCTCATTTCTTGGGAGGGGAGAAGCCCCTCTTCGCAACCATCTAGGAGGATGAATGGCCACATACCCCGGCACCTCAATCAATGACTTGAACACTGCTAACCCAGCGGAAAACTGCTCCCCTGCAGAGATCAACGATGCCATAAGGGAGACAAAGCTTTGTCTCAAGAACACATTCGGAGTGGCACATGACCTCTCCAATGGCCTGCCAAAGTATTCGGTGTCTACTGTTTCGTCGTCTGGCACCTTGGCTGCTAATTCTGAGCTTGTCATCGTGAGTGCTGCCGGAGGGAATATCGCCCTCACCCTTCCTGCACCAGTATCGGGGAAGATGATCATCCTCAAGAGGGTTGATACGACCAACAATACCATGTCGGTGGCCCATGCCAATCTTGTGGGTGGTACATACTATCTGGGGTATTATCTGCAGGGTGCCGTCCTCATGTCGGATGGCACAAGTTGGTACATCGTCAGCACCACCTCCGATCCATTTATGGCTGCGGCCACATTGGGTGCCAATTCCACTACCATGGTTTTGGGCAACCTGTCACTGCAGATGTGCGCCGGGATTAGGGTGTGGTTCGGTCTCTACAGCAACACATCTTCCGCAGGCAGTCTCAAGCTGCATTTCAATTCTGACACCACAGCGGCGAACTACTACAAGATCGCAGCGGCCCTCAAGGACGATACCACCACGCATCTCTATGAGAACAACAACACCCTCCTCACCATGCAGGAAACCACCTCCGGCATCGTGTCAGGGTATGTGGACATCATTCAGCCACCCTCGAACATCATACATGCTCACGGGAGATATGTTCAGTTGGGTGCTGCATTCGAGACTGGCTTCTTCCACATGTACAACGTCAATACCATTACGGATATCACGAGCATCACCTTCAGCCATACAGTGGCATTGGGTCTGAAGACTGGATCTCTTTTGGTTGCCTACAGGTCTGACAGATGAAAGTTCAATTTGATAAATGGCTACCCAGTCTTCCCTCCTCAGAGATGCCGCAGGGCAGTATGCGTGTCTGCAAGAACATGGTGCCCTACCTCAACACCCTGCTTCCTTTCTTCACGAGGGCAGATTACAGCACTGGTACCATTTCCGGGTCTCCAAGGGGGGGTGCGTTGTTCCGGGATGCGGCCAACACTACCAAGACGTTTCTTGGCACCTCTACGAAACTGTTCAGGTTGAATGCAGACAAGACAATCACCGATGTTACCAAGTCGGGAGCTACCTACTCTGCAAGCCGCTGGTCATTTGTGCAGTACGGAGATTGGGTGATTGCAGCCGACTATGAATATAACACGCAGGTACTGAAGGGATTCACTGCGACCAATTATGTGGATCTTGGTGGATCTCCCCCCAAATCAAAGTACCTGTTGCTGTTCAATGGCATGCTCTTCCATCTCTTCACGAATGATGGGAATGCGAAGCCCAAGAACGTGACATGGTCTGATATCGAGGCAGTGGAGACGTATGGCACTGGGGCCGGAGATACTCAAACCCTCGCTGATGCAGATGGTGCGATAGTGGGTGGTGTGGTAGCTGCCGGGAAGATGCTCATCTTCCATGAGAACTCCATCACGGTGGGGTATTTCTCAGGCTACCCCAACATCATGTCCTTCACGTCCAACGCCGTACACAACATCTCCCCCATTGAGTCCTCCATGATATCCATTGGAGATACGGCTCTCTTTTGGGCAAAGAGCAACATCTTTTCATACGATGGAGTGAATCTAACCGCACTTGGTACGGGGGTATGGGATGCTGTTCTTGAGGACTTGGATCTTAACTATGCCTACAAGATACAGGCCATCCATGATCCCCATACCAATCTGGTGTGGTGGGCATATCCGTCGGGAAAGGCAACAAATGGAACGTGCGACAAGATCCTCATCTATTCACCAGTGACTGGCAGGTTTAGCCTCATAGAGCAGGTCACAGAGGGCCTCTTCTTTCTCGATAGGTCTTCCATAGATCTGGAGAGCCTCGCCACCATGTTCCCAGATGTCGATGGTATCCAAGTTTCATTCGATTCCACCTACTGGTTGGCGAGCGCAATCGTACCAGCCACTCTGAATGGTACATCCAATAAGGTGTGTCTTTTCGTGGGATCTCCGCTTGACGGGTATGTAGAGACCGGGGAGGTGTACAACGGCAGGGATGTGCTGAAGATACTCAATGTAATACCCCAGATCGAATCTCCACAGGGCACTGTCTATGCGGCCATCTCATCCAGAATGCTCCTTTCAACTGCTACTACCTCAGATTCCTACCGTAGCCTGAATCAATGGGGCAAGGTGAGTGTAAGAAAGACGGGAAGGTATGTGACGACGAAGTTCAAGATCGTGGGTGGACATCAGGGCTTCCATGGCTTCGAGCTTGACGTTGTCCCGGTGGGCAAGAAATGAAAAGAGGACAGATCATAGTCGGCAAGAACGACTTCGTCCAGAGAGAGTTCGAGCAATCAGTTGTCAACGCCCTTATCAGGGCATTCTGGGCAATGTCGCCCCACACTGATGATAACTTTGGGAAGGTAGAACCTCCCTCGCAGGTCAGGCATACTGGCATGTTAGCTTATTCTGATGGAACGAACTGGGATGCCTTGAACTGCGATTGTCCGGGATGGGTGAGATGGGATGGATCTAAGTGGGTGTTGCCGGAAGTACCATGCTATGGAGAGGCGGCCCTTTCATCCGACTACAACATCACTGCAGCGCAGGGGACTTGGGTTGGAACGGGTCTTTCCCTGACCCTCCCCAGTGCGGGAACGTATCTCGTGTCGGGAGACGTAAGGGGGTACATTTCCCATAGCACCTCCAGTGCCACTGCCTTCATCGTAGCCAAGCTACGCAATACCACTGATGCCGCAGACGTAACCAACAGCGAGCGACTTGTCACATTCGAGGGCACTGTAAACGTCGTGCATCATGCCACAGTGCCAGTGGGCAATATCGTTACTGTTTCGGCAAGCAAGACTATCGAGTTATATGCCAAGAGGGATGGGTCTACATCCCCGGCACCCACCTATGTCAACAGCTACATCTCTTCCGGGGCAAATGGCAGGACGGTGCTCCGGTACATAAGAATCAACTAGGAGGATACATGGTCAAGGCGCACCTTATCACCGACCCCAATACGGTGATCAACAACCTCAACACCGTGGCACACGGCCTTGAGAAAGTAAGGGAACATTCTCGTGGAGACGTGGAGCCTGATGCCATTGTGAATGACATCCTGCAGGGTAAGCTCTGGCTTATCATCTTCACCACTGAAGAGGGGTATCAGGGCTTTGCATGCGTCAAGCCAGATGTAGACACGTTCACCGATGCGCGTCTGATCATCCAGTACCTCTTCCTGAAGCCGGGAGTGAAAAGAGAGGAATACGTCGAGGGACTTGGCAAGCTTGAGAAGTATGCGGCAAGGAGGGGGTATAAGAAGATTGTGTTTTGCACCCTCCGGGACAAGGCATTCGAGAGAAAGATGCGCGATATGGGGTGGACTCAGACGTATGTTGAGTTTGAGAAGGAGGTAAAGGATGGGTAAGGGTGGGGGAGGAGATCAGGTCGTATACCAGAAGGCAGAACCTTGGGAGGGTGCCCAAGATCTGGCCAAGCTTGTCATGGACGAGGTGCAGAACAAGCTTGTACCTGCATGGCAGAAAAGCACATTCATGGATGGATACGATGGAAAGACGCTTGCTGATTTCAATGACGATCAGCTTAGTGCTATGCGTGTCACCAAGGAGTGGGCTGAAAATCCCAAAGTGCTCGAACCACTCTTCGGTGCTGCCAATCGCATGCTCGATCAAAATAGGATGCAGCAAGCAGATGAGGCCATGTATGACACATGGTGGGATGTCATCAACCCCACCCTAGAGGGCCGTCACCTCAACTGGGACAACAAGAGCAAGGCCGGGAATCTATATGCCGATACCATGAATGGCAAGTACCTCAATTCCAATCCATATAGGGATTCGGCTATTTCTGCTGCTACGAGGCCAATGGCAGAGGCCATGGATAGGGGCCTTCTCAACAAGAATGCCGAAGCTGTAGCGTCCGGGAGATACGGTAGTAGGCTATGGAATGAGGGCCGGAATGATCTCATCAGCAACACGCAGAGGAACATGGGGGATGTTTCATCTCGTATGGCCAACGAACAGTACAACTTTGAGCGCGGAATGCAGCAGAACGCAGCCCAGCAGGCCTACAACGATTGGCATTTCGAGAGACAGCAGCAGGCTCAGGCTGCCAATTTTGCTCCCATGGCTCAGGACATCGCCACGAAACAATATGCTCTGGGTAACCAGAACTACCAGGGTGCCCTCAATCAGCAGTACAAGCAATTGGGAGTTTTACAATCAATCGGAGATCAGAAGTACCAGATGGATCAAGCCAAGCTTGATGACGCATACAGGAGGGAGGCTGAGGCATTTTGGATGCCCTACAATGCAGCCGCCTCCATAGGGAACCTCGCCTTCACTGGTGGCCAGATGGGTGGTATGACTCAAACCACGCAGCCCACATATACACCATCCCTCGCTTCTAGCCTGCTTGGCGGCTCCCAGATGGGTATAGGTGCTTATGGCTT